ATATAAAGTTTGGCCCGGTTTTTTGTTTTAGAAGATACAAATCCGATGGCTGATTTTTATGTGTTGTTGTAAGTAATCCGAATCCTCTGCCTGTTGCCTGATATTTTGATTCGGCAATTAGAAATCCTGATTCAGTTTCGATCTTGATGTCACCTTGAAAGTCTCCACCCAGCTGTCCTGAGAGAGGTTGGCGATTCGCTTTGGCACCGTTCTTCTGGAACCATTCGACCCACCACCTTTCATGGTAGCTTCCTTTATTGCGCTGAGATGTTCCCATCCATGATACTCCAAACAATCCACACACCAAACATTATCAATGCCTGTGACAACATAATAATTAGAAGTAGTCTTGCAGTGATCACACTTAGCCGCATAACCAGTTTTATTTTGTTTTGATTTCGATTTTCGCTTCGAGGGCATGAATCCATGTTACCAATAAGTGATGTGAGGGATACCGTTTCTCTCTTTCTAGTTTATGGATAAAGGATGGCTCACATCCTATACGAAACGCAAGTTCTGCTTGTGATATTTTTTGCGCTTTACGCAATGTCACAAGATCTTTAACAGCGTCAGTCCAAATATCATTTACGGTTTTCACTGGATGTAATTGCATCCATCACTTTCCTTGCTGTTGACAATCGAAGATCTTTACCAGCACGTGTTCGATAGTACGTGCTGGTAGGTACATTTGCTTTACGGAAAGCGGCAAGAATAGATAGGTTTCTATCTGTTGCCGCTTTGATTAGTTGGTCTAGGTATGTAATCATGCAGTAAGCATACTGCATTTATGCAATCAATGGCAACCCCAATTCGATGCATACTTGCCGTAGCTGAGTGAGCCAGTTGATATCACCCAGTTTTGTCTTGGCTTTTTGTTTGCCAGCCATAACTGTTGTGTGGTCTTTGTAGATAGCATCACCTATCTGTACAAAACTCTTTGGCGTACATTCAGCTGCCATCAGGTAATACATGTAACGAGCGTTATAGATTCGAGCATGCTTGCGATTTGATATAAGCTCGTGCATACCAACGCCAGTTACTTTGCTGACTGCTAGTTGTATTTCTCTCAGTTTAGGGTAATCATTCATCATCAATGCCTCCAAGCGGTTCTACGTTATCCGCATATTCAAAATGATCTGTGACCATTTGTAAATTGTGATTACAAAGTTGTAGTATTTTATCGTAGGTCATTTCAGGATCGCCAGGCCATGCATTTGCATACTGTGCATTATACTCGGCAATCAATTCCATCACTTTTTTATTAATTTTCATTGGTTGCCTCCCATATATCCATTTCATACAGGTCAAAGTGTTGATCTGGTTGTGCTTTCCAAAGTCTGTGAAACTCTTCACAAGCCCGTTCTTTGGCTTCTTCTTCGTTATCTGCAATGACTTCAATCTTTCGACTGCAATATCCTTGCACATCCATTAGCCACAATGTATTCATTTCTGATACAGCCATTTGATTTCATCCTCGAAGTAAGTGGTTGTAAGTTTACTGTCGGTCATGGATTCATTGTCCTGCATTTCAGCATGTTGCTCGTCAAGATGACGAGCCTCCCATGCCTGAGTTGCACGATCCATGAATAGATCTTTTTTGAAGTTTGGATTTGTCTTGGCAAGATGTTCAGCTGCCTCGACAATATCACTTGGATGATGCATGAGTGGACCGAAGAAGTCGGCAACAAATTCAAAATGTTGTTTTGTAAATTTAGGTGCAGTCATTACGCAATCTCCCAGTTCCATTTGTTGATAGCTTTGGCAACAACACCTTCACGCAAACGCTGTGTGTTTGCTGGTGATTTGTTGTCCTCTGTGTGTGATGACCAGTAGGTCAAGGCGTTGTATAATGCCCATTTGTTTTGCCCCAATGCCTGACTATCATTACGCCAGCATACCATGAGGTCATCAAGCCGTTTCTCATTCCATTTGAATGTGCTTGTATTGTTCTTGATGCGGCAGACTTTGTGCTTGAAGAAATCTTCTGCCATCTGGTCACTGACATGTATGTTTTGCCAAGCTATGTATTGCTCTTTGGTTGTGAAGAAACCATCAAGCGCAGCTTGTAATTTGCTGGCACTTGCTTTGACATTGATGTTGGCTGTGTGTTTCTGCCATGTTTTTGCGACAGAGTATTGACTGACCATACCATTGAGGCAGTCCAGTCGTATTCCTTCAGCTGATTGCTGAAATGCCCACGATCCATCGTATGAGTTGAAGAATGTTAACTGAAATGCAATGATGTCACCAACTGATGGCTCAATGATAAGATCATTAAACCTGATGATGCCGCGCATCTTTGCGCCATTGTCAAAGACATTGACTTTGTGGTCATAATCCTTTGATATGCCCGATGCGGTAACAGCCTCGAACACTGAGTTGACCACATCATCATGCTTGATGGCTTTGTATTTAGAACCATGCACACCAAGCACTTGATTGGTATCGGTTCGTACGATACAACGAGCCATTGATGGTGGCACATCTATCGATTCGAAGTTTGTGACAGTATGTAAATCACAGGTGTCGATTGGGAATGACCATTCGTTTTCAGTTTGAATGGCAAAGTTTGTTGTAGATAAATCATTCATGATTGCCTCCTTTGTATCTACAATGTAGTGCATTATTGCACCAAGGTAAAGCTATTTATTTATCTCATTCTTTACGGCTACAAATAATTCATAGATAAAAAAGCCGTAGCCAATAGTGCCGAAGCTGATTGCCAAGATGAATACGATCCAAAATAAATCCATGTTTGCCTCCATTTTAGTCATGATATTCACGACTGAGAACCAACCAATCGGCATCTTGGCGTTGCATTTCTTTAATAAAAGATTCTTCTTCATCTACCTTGACAGTGAAAAAAGAAACTTGCCCACGTTTATTGACCATTTCTAATTTGACCATGTCTGCCTCCAGAACGGTGGGGCTGGCATTGCTTGCAGAGCATGTGGTATAGCCAGCCCCTAGTGTTGTTAACTACAAATCAAGAAAGTCTTTCCTGATTGTTTGTATGTCAGTCTGTTTCGTCACAGTCCTTTCTTTGCTAGTTGAACTTATTCACATATTATATCACTCGAAACGGTCTGATTGACGTATCGGGACATAATCACTGAAAATAATATGATTCATTTTCGTCCAGCGCATCTTCACTGAAGTTACTTTTACTCAACCCCGGGGGGACACAAGTGTTACGTAAAAAGAGGCTCGCAGTAGGGAGTTGCCTGCGAGCCGAGGGGGAGAAACTTTGAAAGGTTGTGTAGCCTAGCCCCGAAGGGCTAGGCCAAGGTTGCTATGCAACCTTGTATTTTGCCATGACAGCTGCTGCGCGATCTGGATCTACAGATGGCTTCTTGGCAGCTTTGACCTTTGGGGTGAAGGTATCACCTGTGCATTTCTTGAACGCCTCTTTGTGGTCGGCGATGTAGTCCTCGCACATTTCAATCTCTTGGTCGAGATTGATCATACGTTCGGTGATACGATCTGCCGCAAGGTCATCATTGTGGATGCCTCCACGTGCTGCGCCATATCTGGCGCAGATGATGACCAGCTTGTCATCGGAAATCTGATCGGCTCCTTCGAGCTGGATCTTGTCTTGCACAAGATCGTCAATGTCTTTCTTCTTTTGCTCGATGAGCCACTCAGCTTGCTCGACAGCCTTGCGAATGAGAAACTGTGTGAGTGAGGTAGAGGATCTACCTCCGTTCAGATCGTTCTTTGGGAAGGCTGAAGTGTAAGCTGAAGTGAAGTGGTTAGTTGAGTTGCCCATGATATACCTCCTTGATGAGCTAGTGAGGGGTAAAGCCCCCTCGGTAAAGATAGGCAAGGGGCGTGCCTCAGATCAGTATGCAAGGCCACCCACGATCCGAATCTATGATTCGGCAAGCGTGGGTAGCGCGTTTAGCCTTGCATACTGAGCGGAGGTGCGGCATGCAGACTATCCGAGGGGGCTGTCCCCCACTAGATCCAAGGGGGTATAGCATGGATCAGCAACTCAGCTAGCCAACGCAACGGAAGCGAGCAAAGAAGCCGCCCCAAAGGTTGTCTGAACGCTGTGAGTGCTTTGTGAGGGCTTCTTGCTCGCTTGTGCGTTGACAAGCGGTGGCGAAGGAGTGTAAAAGGGGGGGACATAGGGGGGGTTCAACGATTAGTGAGGATGTGTAGATGGCAGTGAAACAGCTTGCAGTGACCAGCAAACAAGCGCGGCTGGTTGATACTCTCGTAGCAACAGGCTGTAGCATCAAAGAAGCCGCGCATGAAGCTGGATATGCAAGCGGTGAGAGTGGAAGAGTGACAGCCAGTAAGGCTTTGCGGTTGCAGCATGTGCAGGCGTACATGATGCAGCGAGTGGCGGAGACACTCGGCATCAACGCTACGACTGCCGCTGCACGGCTAGTGCAGCTCGCTCAGGGAGCCAAGAGTGAGTACGTACAGCTGGAAGCGAGCAAAGATATCTTGGACAGAGCTGGGTTCAAGGCTCCCGAGCGACACATGCACATGCACGCTGGCGACATAACTGTGGCCATCGACCTGAGCTAGCATCGAAGCGGAGCAAGGGTGCATTGCAAAGCAATGCATAGCCTTGCACTTTAGCTGTGCATAGCAGCAATCCTAGATTGCGTTGCTATGCGCTGGCGAAAGTATCGAGCGTAGATGGTCAAGCGCAGCGGTGGCCCCCAAAAATTAGACCGTGTCCCCCTCGACCCCCACCTTCTCTCTTGCAATTCCCATCAGAACTCTGTAGCATATATGCACCATGCGAATATTCATATTGTTACTTTTCTTTCCGTTTGTTGCATCCGCCAGTTGCTTTGATGATTTGCAGTCTATGGGTTGGCGTGTAAAGGCAGTGCAATCTCCTTCTGGCTTTTGTTCTATTAATGAAGCTGTGCGTTTGTACGCTACTGATACAACGACCTTTCATCCTTCTGTTTTATTGTCTTGCTCAACAGCAAAGGATGTTGGGATGTGGGCAAAATATATTTCTGCCAAAAGGGTTGATAATGTTGGTGGGCATGTTTGCCGTAAACAACGCAGCAGCATATTTCCAAGTCAGCATAGTTTTGGCAAAGCTATAGATGTTATTGCTATTGATGGTGTTCCAATATCAAAGGATTGGCACTCTGCATATAAAGCAGGCTGTAAATTTTTTAATACCGTATTAACTCCAATGCATGATTCATTACATCATGATCATTTGCATATGGATAATGGATATGGTTATAGTTGTTTATTTGATATTGTGCGTTGAATTTTTTTTATAGATATGCTTAGAGTTCAACATGGCTAATCCTATTTCGCTCGAAGCTATACTAAAAGATATGAAACTGCATCATCAGTTTTATATTCGTGGCGTATTAAACTCTATGCTACCTGAATATATTAACGGAACTGATAGAGTTATTTCCGAAAAGAACATATCTGGCGAAGCTATTGAACTTATGCGCGGCATGGTCAATGACCTTGTGCCTGACTTTGCTAACAAAGAAGAAGGCTTTGTTGATTCCTTTGATTATGAAGACATCAATAAAAAATACAAACTTGGCAACTTAATGCGTAAGCCAGGGTTTGAGGTGCAGTCATTTGAGGAAGAAGTAAAGACTAGCCTTGGTACATTTGATGTTTATAAAGAAGATGGTCAGATGGTTATTAAGGATAGGTACGACTTTCCTGAGGTTGGTGAGTGGAAAGAATATTCAGATCTCAAAACATTTATGGATTACTTTGATGCTATTCGTAAACAACCACGCAAGGCAAAATACTTTGGTGCAAGGTTTGTAGCAGAAAGAATTATGCATGATGGTTTGGATACCAATCTTGCTGTTAATATTGCCATACCTCCAGAGCCACAAACTGTAGATATAGACTACGATGATGATATTGAACCCGATGCGCCTACGTTTGTGTTCGAGGGGCCAATGACAAACAAACGTGCTTCCTTATGGAAAACATTTACAAATATGTTTGTTTCTGAAGCACAGGCAGCTGAAAGAGAAGTTGTTCTCCCAAAGCCAAAGCCAGCAGAGCAAATGGAAGTAACTATGTCACGTAGAGCAATGCAGGATAGGCAGTTATCTATGAGCGTTGATGTAGAGAGTGCCTAATGCCAAAGACACCAGCATGGCAACGGAAAGAAGGACAGAACCCCAAAGGTGGTCTGAACGCCAAAGGTCGCGCCTCTTACAGAACCAAGTCCGGCAAAAAAGGCAACTTGAAACCTCCAGTAAAAGGCGCACCCAAAACACCAGAAGAAGTTAGACGTAAAGGCAGTTTTCTTGTACGGATGGGATCTACCAAAGGGCCACTCAAAGATGAGAAAGGTAGACCTACACGATTAAAACTGTCATTAATTGAATGGGGTCATCGCGGTGATAAGGCTTCTGCGGTAGCCAAGGGTCGGCGGCTGTTGGCTCGTTATAAGAAAATGAAAGAGCGAAAGAAGAGGAAAGCATAATGTTTAATCCTGCATTAAGACAGGCATTTATTGCTGGTGTAGTAAGCAGAGTCAAACCAAAGCGAGCAACAGTAAAAACACAAACAAGTCCTCAAAAGAAAAAGAAAAAGACTACGCAAACATCTGGTGCTATGCAGATGCAACGTGGCGGCAAAGGCCGCAGAAGCTTAATAGTAACGTAAGGAGATTGCCATGCCTAGTCATTACGGAAGCGGAATGGGTGCAAAGAAGAAGAAGCCAAAGTCAATGTTGACTGCAAAACAAAAAACATTGCCTGAGCCACTCAAGAAAAAAATTATAAAGTCTAAAATGAAAAAGGCTTAAATATGGCAGTTAATGAAGCTGGTAATTACACCAAGCCTGGTATGCGTAAACGTTTGTTTCAGCAAATAAAAGCTAGTGATAAGGGTGGTAGACCGGGTCAATGGTCTGCTCGTAAGGCGCAAAGGCTTGCATTGCTGTATAAAAAACGTGGTGGAGGTTATACATCATGATAACCAAACAACAAAAATCTACCCTTTTAAAGCACTCAAAGCATCATTCTAAAAAGCATATGGCCTTGATGCGTAGACTTATGAGACAGGGGCGGTCATTTACTCAGGCTCATAAAACAGCACAAAAGCAAGTGGGTAAGTAATGGCACGTGCGCCATCACAAAGATCATTGATGAATTGGACTAGCCAAAAGTGGCGCACAAAGTCTGGTAAACCATCAACACAAGGCCCAAAGGCTACAGGTGAAAGATACCTTCCGGCTGCTGCTATTAAAGCCATGAGTAGCGCACAATATGCTGCTAGTAGCAAAAAGAAGCGTGAAGATACTGCCAAAGGTAAACAGTTTTCAAAGCAGCCCAAAGCAGCAAGGCGGATAGCCAAGAGGTTTAGATAATGAAAAAAGCACCTAATACACCAAAGAAAAAGTCATTGTTAAAAAACGTAGCAGGCTTATCAACTGATAAGCTGATGAATTTATATAACGATGGAATGATGTTAATGCTAGAGGGTGATAATAGCCTTAGCGCTAATTTTCATGATAGTAATAGATATTATAATGGATTAGCAAAAGCGCAACAATATGGACGCATGTTGCGACAAAGGGGAATCAAAGTAGATATTCCAAAAAAATAATTATGAGTTTTTTACATACATTAAAAATTGAAGAACGTGAGATATTGCGGAGAGTGGTAAAGAAAGTACATCTTTGTCACCATCCTGAAGAGTTCTGCACTGATCGTGAAGCTGATAAAGTTATTGCGGTTATAGGGCCAGAAGTCATCGAACGCATGATAAAGTTTGGTAAGGATCAAAAGGTTGACCAAATTTAAGTACAAGCCAGATGGTGATGTCCTTAAATCATTTATGAAAAATGATAGTTTTTTTCGTGGTCTTCGAGGGCCAGTAGGCTCTGGCAAATCTGTTGGTTGTTGCGTTGAGATATTTCGCAGAGCGTTGCAACAAGAAAAAGGACAGGATGGCAAGCGGCGTAGCCGCTGGGCTATCATCCGTAATACTAATCCACAGCTTAGAACAACAACTATCAAGACATGGCTTGATTGGTTTCCTGAAGCTGAATGGGGAAAGTTCTTATGGTCAGTTCCCTACACACACTGGATCAAGCAGGGTGATTTGGAACTTGAAGTAATCTTCTTAGCTCTTGATCGTCCAGAAGATGTAAAGAAACTACTTTCCTTAGAGTTAACTGGCATCTGGATCAACGAGGCTAGGGAGATACCCAAGTCTATTATCGATGCGTGTACTATGCGTGTAGGTCGTTATCCTTCTATGAAAGATGGTGGCTGTACATGGACAGGCGTGATTGCAGATACTAATGCACCAGAAGAAGATCATTGGTGGCCCATCATGTCAGGTGAAGCGCCAATACCAGATCATATTCCAAAAGAAGAAGCAAAGATGTTAGTCAAGCCAGACAACTGGTTATTCTTTACACAACCGCCAGCAATGTATGAGGATAAAGATCAGGATGGAAATGTTACTGCATATCACTCAAATGATAATGCAGAAAACAAAGCAAACATGAGATCTGATTATTATACAAATATTGTACAGGGCAAAACTAAAAGCTGGATAGATGTGTATGTAATGAATCGTCTTGGTACTATACAAGATGGCAAACCTGTATATCCAATGTTTGCACCTGATGTGCATATAGCTAAAGAAGAAATACCAGTTGCTTCTGGTGTGCCTGTTTATATCGGTGTTGACTTTGGACTTACACCAGCTGCTGTGTTTGGACAAAAGGTTCGAGGTCGATGGCTTATACTGCAAGAAGTTGTTGCATTTGATATGGGTATAGTAAAATTTAGTGAGGTGCTTCGTATTGAAATAGCATCACGCTATTCTGATTGTGAAGTAAATATAATTGGAGATCCGGCTGGTGACTTCCGCGCACAGACTGATGAATCTACACCTTTTCAGATTCTTCGAGGCTGTGGTTTGAAAGCAAGGCCAGCACAATCAAATGATGTGTCATTACGTCTTGAAGCTGTAAATGCAACACTCAATAGAATGGTTGAAGGACAATCAGGTTTTTTGCTTGACCCTCGATGTCGTACACTTATCAAAGGTTTCGAGGGTGGATATCAGTACAAGCGTATGCAAGTATCTGGTGAAAGGTTTGATGATAGGCCAGAGAAAAATCACTTCTCACATATACATGATGCATTGCAGTATCTTATGATGGGTGCTGGTGAAGGTAGAAATATCTTGTCAAACATACCAAATATTTCTAAACCTTTTCAAGCAAAGATGGAGTTTGACGTATTTACCAGAAAGCCAAAACAAAAGCGTCAAAGCCTTTGGGCAAGAATGTAAGGAGTATAATATGTGTACGTCATCTGTGTTAAAGCCGGTTGTAAAATTTACACGTGGATTGCTTGGTATTGAAAAGCCACAAGCACCACCTGAATCAGAAGAAGCAAAAGAAGCTCGCCGTTTGAAAAAGGAAATGATTGCAGAGCAAGAAGAAAAGCAAAAGCAAGAACGCCAGAAAAGATTGCAGGATCAAATTCGTAGACAAAGGCGAGGTGGTGCTGGTAAGCGTTCACTTATAACAGGACAAGGTGGTGGTATTGGCTACTTTGATGAGTCAGTCTAATGGAAAAATCAGCACTTAGAATGTTAGAAAAGTTTCAGAAAGCAAAAACTAACAGAGTGCTTTTTGAATCTTTGTTTGAAGAATGTTATGAATATGCAATGCCAATGCGTCAGAGTTTCTATTATGAATCTCCAGGGCAGCGCAGAGATGATAAAATCTTTGATGAAACTGCTGTTGTTGGTGTGCAAGAGTTTGCATCACGTTTGCAATCTGGCCTTGTTCCTAATTTCGCACGATGGGCAGACCTATTAGCTGGCAGTGAAGTGCCAGACCAAAATCAAGATGACATTAATAACAGTTTAGATCAGGTAACAGATTATGTCTTTGAAATCATCCAAAACTCGAACTTCGGGCAAGAAGTCCACGAATCGTTTATGGACTTGGCTGTTGGCACAGGAATCCTTCTTGTTGAAGAAGGTGACGCAGTTAATCCAATACGCTTTAATGCTATTCCGCTTCCGACTGTTTACCTCGATACAGGTCCGGATGATAAAATTGACCATGTATATAGACAGCGTTCGCTCAAATATGAAGAGATACCTATCGCGTATCAAAAAGCGGAGCTTGGAGAAAAAACAGCGAAATCTGTAGAAACGAATCCAGATGCTAAAGTTGATGTCGTGGAGATAGTTTGCCGTAATTATTCGAAGCCAAACCAAGATCTATTTGATTTTTTTGTAATTAATATACCTGATAAAGAACTTATATTCCAAGATCAGTTCTCTGGCACAGGGTCAAATCCATTTGTATGTTTTCGCTGGTCTAAAGCCAGTGGTGAAATTTATGGACGCGGCCCTTTGATAAATGCACTCAGTGCAATTAAAACTACCAACCTTACAATCGAGTTAGTTCTTGAAAATGCACAGATGGCTATTTCAGGCATCTATCAGATGGATGATGATGGCATTATCAATACAGACACAATCAATCTTGTTCCTGGCACAATCATTCCAAAAGCTATGGGTTCGCAAGGGTTACAACCCATACGCAATGCTGGGAACTTTGATGTAGCCAATCTTGTGCTTGGTGATATGCGTAATAATATCAAACGTGCTTTGTATAATGATATGCTTGGTGATCCTAACAAAACACCAGCATCAGCTACAGAAGTTGCAGAGCGTATGGCAGATCTTTCGAGAAGGATTGGCTCTGCGTTTGGTCGTCTGCAAGCAGAGATGGTGCAGCCTATACTCCAACGCGTTGTATATATCCTTAAAAAGCAGGGACGTATTGAGTTGCCCACTATAAATGGTAGAGAGATTAAAGTTCGATCTACATCTCCATTGGCGCAAGCACAAGCCAATCAAGATATATCTTCAATCTCAAGATACTTGCAACTTGTTGGTGGCACGTTTGGCCCTGAAATACTTAATCTTCTAGTAAGCTCTGAAGATGTAGCTGTTCATTTAGCTAAGAAGTTTGGTGTTCCTGATACACTTGTAAGAGACAAGGTGGACAGGGAGCAGCTGATTCAAGCCGCACAACAAATGGCGGCACAGCAACAACAGCAACAAATGATGGCTACTGAGAATGTCCAACAATAATAGAATTGGTATAGATAATTTTCCACGCAAAATATCTGATGATAATAATATATCTCTTAATGTGCGCACTTGTTTTAGAACGCCAACTGGACAAGAGGTAATTAAGTATCTGCGTTCTATTACAATAGAAGCAGTAACTGGGCCAGCTGCAAGTGATGCTGAATTGCGTCATTTAGAAGGGCAGCGGTATATCGTAGGTCTTATTGAAAGACGTATTAAACATGCAGAAAAGGTAGATAAAAATGGATGAAGCAGACAATGTGGAGGTAGCGGTAGCTACAGAAGCACCTGTATCCTCACGACCTGAGTGGTTGCCTGAGAAGTTTGAATCACCAGAAGCTATGGCAAAATCATACGGTGAGCTTGAATCTTGGAAAGGGAAGCGCGAAGAAGATCTTCGATCTGAATTAATATCAGAAATGGAGAAAGAAGCATACTCAAGTAGACCAGCCACAGCTGGTGATTATGCAATTCCAGAAATTGTTGATGAAGAACTGGCAACTGATAATGCTTTATTTCAATGGTGGGCAGAACATGCATATGAAAATGGCTATAGTCAGGAAGAGTTTGAGGATGGCATCAAGCAATTTAATGAAGCATTAGAAATGATGCAGCCTGATCTTGATGCTGAACAACAAGCTCTTGGTGATAACGCTGAAGCTAGAATTGAAGCTGTAAGTCTTTGGAGCCAAAAGTTTTTTCCAGCAGAATATGAAGATGTTATTTTGGGGATTGGACAGTCAGCAAGAGGGATAGAGATGATGGAGTTTCTTATGCAAAACGTAAAAGATTCATCTGTATCTCCAACAGCTATCCCATCACCACAACAAACAGAGGATGAGCTTCGTACAAAGATGCAAGATCCTCGTTATTGGAATCCTGTAAAGAGAGATCAAGGCTTTGTCAGAGAAGTGTCTGAAGGTTTCGCACAACTTTATAAGTGATTGCCCAATAAAAGGTGTGCAGATAGTTGATGCTACAGTAGAACATGCTGGCTATCTGCAACACCGTTTACGGCCATCTGATGCTAGAGAGTGCCTTATAGCTGGTGTCTCTGTTTGGAAGGCATTGCATGAGCCGTTACGTGACAAACATGGCAAAACATGGACTATAATTATAGATGGGGAACCATGTGCTATGTTTGGCACATCTGATATGACAAGCAGGGAAGATCTTCTTTGTGGATGTATTTGGCTTCTAGGAAGCCATATATGTGAAGAAAAACCTATAAAGTTTTGTAAAACAACAAAATTTATTATGGATGCCTTATTGCTTGATTATGATATTTTAGAAAATGTAGTTCCAATAGACCATGATAGAACAATAAAATGGCTTACATGGCTTGGATTTACATTTGCAAAAAAGCCTACAATAGTAAATGGATTCCAATGTGTGCGTTTTCTACGTTGCAATAGTGGCCTAGATGTGGCATGGAATTAGTATTACGGCCTGTTTTATCTGACAGCCTCTAAATTGAGATAACTGGATGAGGACAAAAACGGACAACCGTTGGTGTAGTGAAACTTTAATGAGGAACTGAATAATGGCTAATACAATAGATCAAGCCTTTATCAAGCAGTTCGAGACTGAAGTTCACATGGCTTATCAGCGTATGGGTTCTAAACTCCGCAACACTGTTCGCACCGCTGGTAATGTTCGTGGTAATGTTGTTCGCTTCCAGAAGATTGGTGCTGGATCTGCAAACACTAAGTCTCGTAACGGTAACGTAACCCCAATGGAACTTGCCCACACAAATGTTGAAGCAACGATGCAAGACTTTTTTGCACCAGAGTTTATTGACAAGCTGGATGAGTTAAAAACCAATATTGATGAGCGTCAAGCTGTAGCACAATCTGCTGCTGCTGCCTTGGGTCGTAAGACTGACGATATTTTGTATACAGCAATGGATGCTGGTGCAAACGCAACTCAGATTCACGACACAGGTTCGGCGCTTGAAAAAGCTGACCTTCTTTCATTGTTTGAAACCTTTGGTACTGCAAACATTCCAGAAGATGGTCAACGCTATCTTGCTATGCATCCAAAAGGATATGCAGATTTGTTCAACATCACAGAGTTTGCTTCTAGTGACTTTGTTGGTGAGCAAAATCTTCCTTTTGCTGGTGGCATCACAATGAAAGAGTTCTTAGGATTTAAGATCTTTTCTACTGCTGCTATCACAGCTGGTAAAAATATGGCATACCATTCAACCGCAGTTGGCCTTGGCATCAATGCTGATGTTCAAACAGAGATCAATTATGTGCCAGAAAAAGCTGCTCACCTTGCAACATCAATGATGTCAATGGGTGCTGTTGTTATTGATGACAACGGTATCTATGAAGTCCTTGATAATAACTAATAGGGAGAAATAGATATGGCTCTCGATTTGAGTAACTTAGTACGCATTGGTGGTGGAAGTGGTGTCAACATGTGGTATTACGCATCCAATGATGCTTTGTCTGTTGTAAGAGCAGCAAACTATTTTTCAACTGCCGATGCTACAGGTGGTGAGATGAATGGTCAGTCTGCTCTTGGCATGATGAATGCAGGGGATATTGTGATACTTGTTGATTCAAATTCAACTCACAAAGATGCATCTATTACAGTAGTAAAAGAAGTTTCTGCTACAGCAATAGATTTAGGCGATGGCACAACAATTAGTAGTGCTGATAGCGACTAAAGGAGTTTGGGAGAGGTCAATCCGAAGCACCTCTCCCATACCATCATATGCCAACAGTAGCTAATTCAGATATTGATATTGCATCAAGAGCATTGGTTCTAATTGGTGCAGAACCTATAACGTCTTTTACTGCTCAAACGACTGAAGCAACTGTCGCAAATGCAATATATGAAGATATGGTAAGAACAACTCTTTGTTCGAGCCGCTGGCGTTTTGCTACCAATCAAGCAGAATTGAATTTACTTACTGCTGTCCCTACAGGGCGGTATGATCGCGCACATCAACTGCCAGCTGATCTGCTTATGTTACATGCTATTACAGTCAATGATGCTGTTGTTCAATATAATGTGTATGGCGATAAAGTATTTAGCGATTCAGCATCAAGTGATACATTAGTTGCTGATTATACATTTAGGGCATTAGAGCAGGACTTTCCTTCATACTTTACTGTTGCTTTACAGTTTTCTTTAGCAGCTGCATTTGCTTTAGGCATAGCAAGGGATGAGCAACTATCAAGTGTTCTCGAAGCTAAAGGCGCACAGTTATTGCAACAGGCTAAAACACTAGACAGTCAGCAACAAACAACACGCAAGCTACTGACATCGAGGTTTATTACTGAAAGGCGAAGTTAATGGCGAGAGTTCGTATACCGCTTAACAACTTTGTTTTTGGTGAAATAAGTCCATCTTTGACCTCAAGGGTGGATTCAGCAATCTACAATCAATCAGGACAATCTGTTAAGAATGTGTTTATTCGCGCAGAAGGTGGTGTCATAAATCGTCCTGGCTCTAAAAGAGTTCACAACTTTTCACAAAGTTATTCACAGCCAAGTGCAACAATAACTGTTTCTGATTATGCAAATATAGCTGTTGGTACACAACTGACCTTTATATTGAGTGATGGCACAAAAATAACACTTGAGTTTGAAACTGCTGGAAGTGCTTCACCAAGCACAGCTGTTGGCAATAAACATTTTGTTCGAGCAAATACATCAAATGATGTAACGGCTGATAACATATTTACTGCTCTTAATGCTGTAACTGGATTGACATCAACAAATCCTGGAGCGTCTGTTGTAACAGTTACAAGAGATGGCTTTGGCACAGGTGATCGTAAAGTTACTACAACAGATTCAACAAGACTTGCTGTTACAGACTTTACCATTGTTGACCAAAAGATACGTCTTGAGCCTTTTATATTTTCTAGCGATGAAAAATATGTTGCTGCATTTAGTTCGGGCAAGATTGAGATGTTTCGTGTAAATGCTGACGGATCTTTTAATTCATTGGTATCCACTATAACACAAGACACCTCAAGTGCGTCTCTGCCATTTACAGATAGTAATTTACAAGAGTTTACCTATGCACAATCAGGTGACTTTATGTTTATTGCTCATAATGATTTTATGATTCGTGAGTTGGTAAGAACAAGCTTAACAGCCTTCGAAGTAAGAACATTTACATTTGATACAGATGCTGATGGCAATAAAAAATTACAGCCATATTATAATTTTCAAGCCAGTGGTGTCACAATCACACCATCTGCAACATCAGGTAATGGAATTACACTTACAGCAAGTTCATCATATTTTGTATCAGGACATGTTGGTGTAAGTCTTTTGATTAATGATACACAGGTTGATATTACAGCTGTTGCAAGTGGAACAAGTGCAACCGCCAATGTTCAAGGCACTATTGAAAGAAAATTAGATTTTGATTCTCTTAACACAACTGAAGGCTCAGATAAAGTTCGTGTAATACATTTGAATCATGGCCTTGCATCTGGTGTTACAATTACTATTGCTGGTGCTGGATCTCTTGGTGGTATAAGTAATAGTAATATAAATGGCAGTAGAACTGTTAGTTCTGTTATAGATAAAAATACTTTTGAATATACGGCTGGTGGTTCTGCTACTTCTACAGCAACTGGTGGTGGCACACCAACTATTTCAAGTACGGCAGCAACAACTGAATGGTTTGAGCAATCGTATAGTGATCTTAGAGGTTTTCCAGCTGCTGTCACATTTCATGAAAATAGACTTTGGTTTGGTGGCACACCTTCACAACCAAGTGGTATTTGGTCATCCGTCAGTGATGAGTATTTTAACTTCGATGTTGGTGATGGTGGTACAGCTGATGCAATTGATATTGAAGTTGCAGTGGGTGTGACTAATTTTATCAGACATCTTGTATCCAATCGTGATCTGCAAGTGTTTTGTAATCAGGGCGAGTTCTTTTTACCAGCCTTTCAAGATCAACCTATTACAGCATCTATAGCAAAAGTATCTGAACAAACGCCATTTGGCTGTAGTTTTGTGCGTCCTTCATCTCTTGATGGTGCAACATTATTTGTGCAAGCAACTGGCACTGCTGTGAGAGAGTTTATTTTTAATGATTCTGAAGGTGCGTATACAACAAATATGGTATCAATACTTTCATCTCATTTAATATCCAATCCTTTGCAACTAACAAATGTGAAAGGCTCTTTGGATAGGCCTGGTGCATATGCTTTCTTTTTGATGGATAATGGAGAGATTGCTGCCTTTTATAGTATAAGATCTGAGAAACGTGCTGGCTGGATGCGTTGGACAACCACAGGTAGATATCATTCAGTATGTGCTGTGGATGAAAGTTTGTTTGCTGTTACTGTTAGAGATGATGGATCAGGGACAAATAAATTCTTTCTCGAACAATTTGATAAAGATTTAAACATGGATTTTTCAGATGAATTCAATGGATCAGCTGGTGTATTTGCTGTATCTAGTCATTTTTCAAATGGTGCGGTTGTAGATGTTATTGATGATACAGAGTATCTAGGTTCATTTACTGTATCAGGTGGCAATGTAGATGTGAGTGCCGTTAAGGCATCAGTAAAAGCAGAGATAGGTTATAAGTTTATTCCTGAGTTAACAACTAATGCTATTGATCTTGCAAATGCACCTGGAGGTCCAATAACAGGAAGGCCAAGAAAGATTACAAATGTAATTTTAGATTTGGAAGAAACACTTAGCATATCTGTAAATAATACAAATATGATTATACGAAATGTTACATTTGATCCATCAACACCGCGTGAAGCATTTACAGGTAAAAAAGAGTTTCGTGTTCTTGGATATAGTAGAGATCCCGCAGTGACTATCTCACAGATAGCACCGCTTAATATGCAACTTAATGGTATGGTAGTAGAGGTGGCGTTCTCATGAGTTTAGAAGCATTGGCATTTGCTGCTATTGGTGGTGGCACTTTGTTAGAAGTTGTTGGTTATGACCAAGCAGCAAGAGCAGAGCAAATTAAACAACAAGAGATTGCAAGACAAGCAAGAGATAATGCACTCGCAATCAAAGCGCAAGCAGAGCGTGATTCTACTATTAGATCGCAAAGGTATTCTGAATTTTTAAGAGATTCATCTGCAATACGTGGTTATAACAGGCGCGGCGCTGATAGATCATTTAAGGCGATACAAGAAAAAGCAAGAGAGCAAACAGCTGAAGAGTTGAGACAAGTTTCCATTCAAAGCCTGTTTGCACGTGGCAGACAAGAGCAACGCGCCAGATTTGCTATTATGGAAGGTGAACTTGCAAGAGATCTTGCAGTTTTACAATCATTCTCTGCAATATCTGACGCTGGCTACAAAGCATATCAGGTTAAATAATGGCAGAAATAAAAGTATTAAGACCAGCTGAAACACGCATTGGAGCAATAGGTATTGTTCCTATGGGTGACAATGCTGCTCGTATAGGGCAGCAACTTGCTACATCTGGTCGCCGTTTAAGGGAAGCGGCATTTCAGTTTGCCTATGATAATGAAAAGAAAAAAGGACAAGAAGCTGCCTCTCTTGCTGCAATAAGTGTCAAAAATGATAAGACTGGAAAAATTGAATTTCCAGAGATTCCAAAAGATTTATCTCCAACAGCAGAAAAATATTACGAACCTATTGCGCGTAAAAGATTTTTAGAAGCTGTATCTCTTGAGATTGATGCAGAGGCTTTAAAGATTGCTGCAGATCATGAAAGAGACCCAACAGGCTTTGAGGTTGCTTTTAATGAATATTTACAAAAAACCATTGATACCTCTGGTCAATTCAGCAATCTTGTTTCAAGCATTGGTGCTGTAACGAGTAAGCAATACGCAGGAAAACTTTACACTGATCAAGTAGATCATAATAGAAAGATAGCTGCAACAAATGCAGTAGCTGCTATTGAAGCCGAGCAATCAATTATTGAAGAACTTGCAAAGCAAGAAGGTGGACAGGGGCCAGCTGAGCAAAAGCGTAAAGATATAATAGGAAGAGCTAGAGATGCTGTTGCAGAGTTTTCAGAATTAAGTACAACGTATTTAGCAAATGTTACAGCTGAGGCAAATTTTCTTTTTGCAACAGGATTGATAAGCAATATAAGTAATCGTGCAGCTTCTCAATTTGTAGATGAAGATCCATCTCGTAAAACATCATTTTTATCTGATGTTTTAAATAATATGGCTATTGTGTTAAGTCCGGGTGGAGGTTTTGAAAAAATTGATCCAAAGATGAGATCAATATTAGCACGTGCTGGTTTTAATGAAGCAACTTTAAAATTGCCTGGATTCAAAGAGCAGGGTGAGAAACTTGCTGGTGATTTAACAAAGCTACAAGGTACTATTAGTGAAGAATATAACAATCATAAAAGTGAGCGTGCATCTGAAATAGCGTTACGTAATTTGAATAGTGGCAGATCTGTTTCAAAAACCGATAGTGATAATATTATGTCGGGATATAATATTAAATCTGCCACTGACTTTGGTAATACAGCAGCTGCTGCACTTCAGCCGCCAACAAATGACATACAACGTCGCGCACATGATAAGCATTATGGTGCATTTAAGGCTGTAATGTTTAATCAAAGCGGCCCATTACCTGAAGTTGCAATAGATTATCTTGAAACTGTATCATCAATGCCATCTACAGAGATTGTTGGTGCTTTAAATATCTATGAGCAAGCTACACGTTTTATGCGTGGCAGCGAGGGTGGGGCTGTGTTTTCAGAGGTTCTTACTCGTGGCTTAGACAAAGATACGATTGTTTTATATGAAACGCTTTTGAATGTTCGAGATACCCTAGGCAATGATGCTGTTCCTGAATTTTTAAATAATTATAGACAAAATGCAAATGCTCCTGGTGGTGCTGAGGCACGTAATCAACGTATAAAGACAGCATTGGGATCTGATAAGTCTGCACCAGATGCTGTGCGTGACTTTATATCAGGTATTAATGATGATGCATCTCCACAAGAATTAGCTTTTTATGCATCATTTACAGATGATCTTTTGCTTACAATGGATAAAAAGCAAGTTAAAAAGATTCTTAAAACAGCTGCTGATTCTGTATTTAAGGAAAGCAACTTTCTGCATGATACTATTGGCAGATCGCAATATGCACCTGAAGCTGCATATCCAGATACAGCTACTATGAAAATCTTTGAAGAAGGTGTTGCTAGAAGATTAGAGCTTCTTCCCAATATGCCTGATGGCAAACGCCCTACACTTGGTAAAGATGTGTTTCTTGTGCCTGATATAAGAGAGGGTACAGCAATGCCTGTATATTATCTTGTTGATGGTGATAAGCGTTTGCTTCGTGTTAATGGCAAACCGTTATCTGTTGGCAATCAGTATGTTGCTAATAAGATAAATGAGTTGCGTCAGCAACAAACAGCACAGTTGCGTGTTGAGGCTGCGGCTGCACAAAAGAGAACCAGAGAACTTCAAGAGTTATGGAATAATGGTGAGTATCTTGCAGCATCACCATTTGGAACAATGAGATGACTACAGATCTAGGTCGTAGAGATTTTTTTATTGCGATACCAAATGAGATTACAGAAGAAACACCTGTTTCTTGGTATGAGGGCTGGAAGGCTAATGCTCAATATATAAACATGCCATTTATTGAGCGTATTGAAGAAGAGCAAATCTTTGGCGGTATTCCTGTTGATACTACATACGATGTAGCAGCTAATATATCTGAGGAACTTCTTCCATATTATGATGATCTTATTCGTGCAAAAAATGAAAAGCATCTTAGATTCTTAGAGGGCCGCGCTAGAACCGCCATAGAACGCCGTAGGAGGGCCGCTGAAGCCCCTTTCACAGCGCAACTGGCTGGTGGGCTAACAGATCCATTGGCGCTGACAGCGTTTATTCCCGGCTTGAATTACATAAGATTGGGTAAAACCTTTACACAAGCCATAACTAGGGCTGGTGGCGTAGGTGCTGGTTATGGCATTGCATCTGAGTTACGTCGCGCACCATTTGCTGTGGCTGACGAACCAGGTGAAACCTATGCCAATGTAGCGGCTGCTACTGTGTTTTCTGCGGCATTTGGTGGTGTTATGAAAGGTGCGCCATATGCAAAACCATTTTTTCAAAGTGGCGCTGCAAAAGTTAATAAATTGTTTAAAGGTGAAAAGTTTGACCACATGACGCCAACAGATAATGTTGGTCCATTATCTTTAGACGATGGCTACACCCCAGCTAAAGGTGGTGACTATGATCCTGTAGTTAGTAATCCACTGGGCAGCCCATCACAACGTGCGATGCAAAGAACAGATATACCTGATGATGTAAAAAAATTATTCATGCTGCTTAGTTATAACGGTGCTGTGTCTACGCAAGGCGCAAGGCGTGGTATTGGCATACAATCTGTTGCTCAAGAATCTGTTACTTATCAAGGGCAGTTTCAAAATCTTGTGAGACGTATGCGTGATTTACATTCACAAGAAACAAGAGGCATCAATAAAGCATTTCAATTTTTACAAGTATATAATCCTCGAAGTGGTTTTGATGATTGGGCAAATGACACAATAAGACGTTATATATTTAGTAAGTCACGTGATCCGCAGCTTCGTAGGCTTGCGGCTGATGGCATATCAGATCAACAAAAAGAAGTTGGTGTATTGATTGCAGATGCTTTTAAGGCATTTTCTGATGATATGAGATATTATGGTGTTGTGAAAGATGATGAAAAGATACGTGCGTTAATTACAAAGAATCAGGCAGATCTTGATTCTGTAACTTCAAAATTAACAAAGTTAGAATCTGACATAGCTAAGATGCCCAATAAAGCTGGCACTAAAAAACAATTTGCTTTGCAAGATGCATTAGATAAACGACAAGCAACATTAAAAGCACGTATAGAATTTTACGAAGGGCAGATTGGTAAGGCTCTTCGTGAGGATTTTACATTTCCTATTTTTTACAACAAAGATTTATTGTCTAGAGATGAAACCGCTAGATCTGCTTTAACACAAAAATTTGCTGATGAATTTGCTGCACAAAGAACTTTAGCTGGTGAAGATCCTGCTGGAGCGTTTGCTGATGCAGAAAGAACATTATCTCGCATCTTAGAAGAAGATGGTGAGGAAATGACTAATATTCTCAGAAGCAAAACAACAGAGGGTCGTGCAAAACATCTGAAAAGCCGTAAGACAAATGTAGATGTTGCTGAAGTTTATGATTATATTCTTACAGATCCAGAGGTTATGTACACGTATTTTGATCGTATGGGTCGCCGCATTTCATTTGCCAATAAATTTGGTGGCAGAAACATTGATGAAGTGCTTGAGGATATGGAAGATTCTCTTCGCAAAGCTGGTAAATCAAATGAAGAAATATCTCGCCTAAAAGCAGATTTTTATGGTGACTATGAACGTGTGATGGGTACGTTGCAACGTAGTCCAGACCGTTTTGATAATGCAGCTGTAAAGGCTGCTAAATCTTGGACAGGTTGGACATACTTACCACAAGCAGGGATTTCTGCATTAACAGATCCCGGCTCGATTGTTATGGCTCATGGATTCAGAGATGTGTTTGAGGCTGGTTATGCAGGATTAAGTGGTGCGTTTCGGGGTAAGGTTATTAAAGAAGCCCAAGCAGCTGGTGAGTTGCTTGATATTACTAAGAATGTTTATGCAAGAGAATTGCTAAGTGATACCGTGAGGCGTGTGAAGCCTAATATGATGGAGCGTTTTATACAACGCGGCAATCAAGTGTTTTATACACTCAATGGTTTGGCACCAATTACATTTGCTGGCAAAACATTAGATCAAATAATAGTTCAAGATAAATTTATTAAATTATCTCGTCAGTGGTCTGAAGGTAAAATATCTCTGTTTGATCGGGAGTATCTTGCTAGATACGGTATTGATGAGGATATGGCAAAGTTTATATCTACTGCACCAACTGAAAAAAGTGATATTGCATTATCAAAACGTGGCGGTGCATTTGAAGTTTCTAATACAGATGATTGGGATATCTCTACACCGCAAGCAAGAGAAACGCTTCGTAAATTTCAAGCAGCAATACAGTCACATGCAAACAATACTATTGTTATGGGGCAAACTTTTGATAAGCCATTGATTGTTGATGGTATTGTATACATGAAAGACAACCCATTTTTTCAAGCAATACGAAAAAAATATCCAACACAATTTCCAATTAAAAAAATTCAAAAGATTTTAGATAAATACAAACCTTTTGAAATAGAATCTCAATTACGTACTGGTGCTGTAAATATGGTGCGTGTAGAATCTGGTTTGCTTACTACGCCATTTACATTTATGAATTTTGCTTTTGGTGCTAATAATAAGATACTTGGCGCAATAAGAGATCCAAATAGACAACACAGATTGCAAGGTATTGTTGCTTTGCTTGGTCTTAGTTATTTGTCTTTATCTTATAAAAAACCTGATTATTGGTTTGAAAAGCGCACATCACCTGATGTTATTGCACGTGTGGTAGATCATTCTGGTGTGTTTGGTATTTATTCTGATCTTGCCTATACTGCATTAGCCATGGCTGGCAATGCTGGTGTTGTAAGTAAAGATGCATTTATACCACCAAAATATATAAACCCTAATGAAGATGAAGCATTGTTTGATGCTTTTATAGAACCGTTAGGTGCGCCAGCTGGGCTAACAGTTGATTATGTTCGTGCAGTTGATGATTATTTTTCTGGTCGTGAATCTGATGCATCAGAACAAATGAAATATTCTTTGCCATTTATAGGTTTGCCTATATTTGGTAACGATGTGAAAGATTTTGTTGGTGAACTTGGAAGAAATTGATTGTGCGTTGTAATTAAAAAGAGAGCATGGTAGGGGATTATTATGACTATTAGTTTAAGCGATAACTCACCTCGAGTGAATTACACTGTGAATCAAGGTGCTACACAAGCTACCTTTACAGTACCTTTTGAGTTTTTTGAAGATGCTGATCTAAATGTTTTTGTTGATGGCACAAAGAAAACGCTAACAACTCATTATACAACTTCCGATGATTCTGGCAATAGTCAAGCTCATACATCTGGTACAACTGGCTTTGTACAGATGACAACTGGTAATTCTGTTACAGGGGCATCTGGTGGATCAAGTGTAGTTATTACACGCGATATTGATATTGACCGTACAACTGATTTTCCAACATCCGGCCCTTTTGATGTTGCAACACTTAATACAGAACTTGATCGGATGATTGCCATTGCGGCTGATATTGATGATGCCGCTAATCGTGCTTTGATTCTTGCTGACTCTGATACTACAGCATCTTTGATTTTACCTGATGTGTCTACAAGAGCGAATAAACAGTTAGGTTTTGATGGTAGTGGAGATCTTATAGTAGAAGAAGGAAAAGTTTCTTCAGTTACTATTTCTGCATCTGGTTTGTCAGCTGGTGCTACACCCACGGCATCAGCAACATTCACAGGTAGTACTGGTGCATTAGCATTGGCATTGGGTATTCCAGCTGGTGCAACAGGCGCTACTGGGCCAGGTGGTGGTGATGTTGCAAGTGATACTACACCGCAGCTTGGTGGTGATTTAGACTTGGTAACATTTGATATTGTAACTACAAGCAATAGAGATATTGAGCTTAATCCAAATGGCACTGGTAAAACAGTTCTTAAAGGTAATACTAATCCTGGCACTATTGTTTTTAACTGTGAAGCAAATACTCACGGTCAGACAGTTAAAGCGCAAGCGCACAGTGCTGGTGTTACAAATATACTTACTTTGCCTCCGGGTGGTGATGGTGAACTGGTCAGCACTGTAGCTACACAAACGCTTACTAATAAAAGTATAGCAGCGTCACAGCTTACAGGTGCATTGCCAGCCATTGATGGGTCAAGTCTTACAGGCATATCGGCTGGTGCAACTGGCGGCGGTTCAGACCAAGTGTTTTATGAAAACGGCCAGACTGTTACAGCCGACTACACTATAACAAATGGCAAAAACGCCATGTCTGCTGGCCCAATTACTATAAACTCAGGCGTCACTGTTACAGTTGGCTCTGGCGAAACATACACGGTGGTTTAAATGAGTACATTAAAAGCAGATACAATTGTAGCATCAGACGGCACAAGCCCGGCTACGCTAACTAAGCAGAGTGCCGCCAAGTCTACTTTACATTACAACCATCAAACTCCAGTAGTACGGGCAAGTTTTGCCGTAAGTTCGGTCACTGATGATGCCACTGGTGATTTTCAAATAAATTATACCAGTTCGTTTTCTAATATTTACTACTCTGTGTATGGGTCTTTTAGCATGAATTATGGGTCTTCATCATCATTAGGATATTCGGCTCATACAGACGGTAGTGCTGAACGTGCGCCTCAAACTTCAAACTGTTTTATGTCATCTGTTACGAAAAATGGAAGCAACTACGATGCAAAATATAATATGCTGGCAACCCACGGAGACTTAGCATGAGTGAGATAAAAACAAACAAACTCACTGGCACAAGCACTGCAAAGACTGTCACCGTGACTGTTGGCGCTACTGCTACACAGTCCCTTGAACAGGGGTCTTTGAAATGCTGGGTATTCGCTGACAATGGGGCGACTGTAGGAGACTCGCTAAATATCTCAAGTGGTGTGGATGATGGAGGAAACGGGCAGTACACTTATAATTTAACTAACGCTTTTAATACTGTCTCATATTCTGTCGTTTTGACGCCCATGTCTTCAGGGGCTGTGTTTGGCATAGTTTGGAGTCACAGTGTAAGTCAATGGCGAACTCGCTGGTATAACACCAGTGGAACATACACAAATACTGATAATGCTTATGTTTTAGCAGGAGATTTAGCATAATGGCTGGTAAAATTGTAGCAGACACGTTAGAACACAGCACCTCTGGAAGCGTATCGACGCAGTACGTTGTAGAGGGTAGTGCAAAGGCGTGGGTAACTTATACCAATACAAGTTATGCGATTGGTGACTCATTAAATTGTTCGGCTGCTACAGATGGCGGCACTGGAGACTTTACTACAAATTTTACAAATAATTTTGGAAGTGACAACATTACATGTGGTGGGACTTCAACCTACAACACTCATTTGAGTTATCGTGGGGCGAACAGTCACACTACATCTTCAGTAGGATGCGCTTTGCTTGCTTCTAATGGCAGTCAACCAGACGCAGATTTTTCCTATGGTGATAGTATTGGTCTTAATTATCATGGAGACTTAGCATAATGCAGACACCAGAGTTTAAAGGCACACATTTATTTGACAGACTTTGCTGGGCAAAAGAAAACCTTGAGCCGCATCAGTCCGACTATCGCGTAGTATACGAAGACAGCGTAGACGAATGTGCCAAGGTTCTTGTGCCTGACCCAAACTGGATAGCTTGTGCCTTGCAGGGAGGCGTCCTCCCTCCGGTGTGGGTATACTGGGAACTAGCCAAAGATGAAGCGCAGCCAGATTTTAAGAATCATACCCGTGGTCACTTGCTTCACAATACAGAGCCTGTAGGGGCGATGACAGAGAAGCAAGCAATAGAGTATTTAATTCAGAAAGATATACCTCAGAACGTCTGGCGAAACTGGAACGAGGGCAACAAACCTAAGATAGTTATATGTCGCAAAGAACAGTTACCAAGCACACGCGAGTGGCGCAACGCTTGGAAAATATCAGACGATTTACAAACCGAAGAAAAGGCCGCATAGGAGAATATCATGGCTGTAACAAATTATATTGTGGATAAAGATGGCGCGACAATTGAATCTGCTAAGTTAACAAGCAAGCCAAGTGACCGACATTTTCGTGGTGCCTGGGTGCTGTCTGGCAAGGTCATCAGTGAAGACATGACTGCAGCAAAGGTTATTTTCAAGGACAAAATTCGTGAAGTGCGTCAGCCACTGCTTGAGGCAGAGGATGTGGCGTACATGAAAGCACTTGAAGCAGATGATGCATCTGCAAAAACTGCATCTGTCGCAAAGAAAAAAGCGTTACGTGATGCGCCAGCTGCGTCAGCTATTGATAATGCAGATACAATTACAAAATTGAAGGCTGCATGGGATACAAGCGTGCTTGGCGCTAGTCCATACGCTTAATAGATAAATATGGAGCCAGTAACTACAGCGATAGCTGCTGTTACGGCAGCGTCTAATGCAATAGCGTTTATTAAGGCTCGTATAAATGATGCACAATCTGTTGCTGATATTTCACAGCAAATCGGCACACTGTTTGAGTGTCAAAAAAAACTCAATGAGGAGCGTAATAAACAAGCTGGTGTGGGTGATATCAAGTTCCAAAGCAGCATCGATGCTATTCTTGAAGCTAAAAAATTACAGGAGCAAATGCAAGAAATCAAAACCATGATCAACTTGCGATTTGGCCCTGACACATGGCAGGAGATTGTCAACCATCATAATCAGAAACTCAGGGAGCAAAAGGAAGCGCAGAAGGCGGCGCGTAGAGAGGCTGCACGAAGGGCCAAGGAGATTGAAGAAACGATTAAAACAACGTTACTCGTCACCTGTATTATCGCGGTTGCCGTAGCATTATTTATTTTCTTGTTTGCAACTGTGGCTCAAAGTAGTGCAGAAGAGATTGTGTTATGACTGATTGGTGGAAACGGTACATACAATTTAATCTAACAGCCAAGCTAACAATGCTTGCATCTGTTGCTATGTCATGGCGTTGTGCAGAATGGTTTATGAATCTTGAAAATCCAACAACACAGCAATCTGCATTTGTATCTGTTATTATGGGTGTCATGACAGGCGTGTATGGCATCTATTTGGGTAAAGAGGCAAGGACACCAAAAGAATGAAAGAAACATTATATATTTTAGTTATTAGTATGTGGGGTAGTGATGGTGTTGCAAATTATCCGATAGGTCAGATGGCGCTTCAGCAGCCGATGACTATTGAGCAATGCAATTGGCTTCGATCTGATGGTATGTGGCATAAGTCTACAAATAATAAATTTTATTTTATGATTCCTCAATGTTTTCCAGAAGATTGTGCTGGTAAGGAGAGGTGTGAATGATACAGGCGTTAATCGGCCCTATAGCCTCGCTGGCAGGGTCTTGGATGGAAAGTAAGGTAGAGGCTACCAAGGCTAAGGGTAAGGTGGCTCAGGCGAAGGCTGAGGCCGAAGCAGAGTTGATGAAGCATGAAGCTGGTTGGGAAAAGGTTATGGCCCAAGCCAGTGACAACAGTTGGAAAGATGAAGCTTGGACGATTTTGTTTATAATTATTATAGGTATGTGTTTCGTGCCGCCACTTCAGCCTTATGTCAGAGAAGGCTTCGCGGCTCTGGAGGATACGCCTGAGTGGTTTCAGTATGCCGTTTACGCCAGCATAGCTGCGAGTTTTGGTTTAAGATCGTTGAAGGGAATGAAAAAGTAGGCGGAAGGACTATTTACAACCATGGCTCTACCGCCTACTTTTTTGTCAGTCGTTCCAATATGGATGACCGTCTGTGGTGTATTTAATATAGGTGTTTGTTATGAAACTGTCAAAGAATTTTTCATTAGCTGAGATGCTGAAAAGCCAGACAGCTGAGCGTAAAGGCATACCTAATGAGCCTACTGACGAGCATATCAAATGCATGAAAATGTTGGCTAAGAATATATTGCAGCCAATACGTAATAAGTTTGGTTCTTTTATTGTATCGTCGGGCTTTCGCAGTCCTGAGTTATGTATTGCCATAGGTTCAAATATCCACAGCCAGCATGCGAAGGGTGAGGCCGCCGACTTCGAGGTTGCTGGTGTGGATAACTATGATCTTGCATTGTGGATACAAGAGAATCTAGATTTTGATCAGTTGATTTTAGAATGTTATACAGGTGGCAACAGTGGTTGGATACATTGTAGCCACACTTGGGAAGATAATCGCGGCCAGACCCTTACATATGACAGAACTAACGGCTATAGAGACGGTCTCTTACGCGCTTGACATCTGCAGTAGATACTTGCTTGTAATAAATTACTGATCCCTTTCCGTAATTTATATTTTTCTTTTGAACCTTGCGTCCAAGACTATCTAGTTTTGTATCAACTTCAAGTATGCGTAGATCCTCTATAAGCTGTTCCCATGTTGGTACTGTCATTGTGCTCTCACCCATCTATCATCTTGTTCTTTTAGATTAAACAAGACTTCTCTAATTTTTTGATGCAATCCCATATCTGCAATATTCAGAGTTGGGGTTCCAAACAAATCATGAGGTTTGGGTTGATGCGCTTCTAATGCTTGATACACCATATCCAAATCCTCAAGACTTATATTAATGTTGATTGTATCTGACATTAGAATGGTATGTCATCAACAACTGGCGTTGGATTTGTATCTACTGTTTCACGTGAAACATCATCTATAACTTGTGGTGTGTATTTTTCTGATCGTTTCAACGATAGATATTTTTTACCATTCTTGTCAGTCTCACGCCACCCAGCAATACGATGGTTGTCATCGATAGGGCCAGAATAGTGGGGCTGCTTTTTGGCATCATCAGCATCTTTGTTGCCATACATAACACCGACACGTTCGTATATGACAAGCACATCACGTCCTTCTTTGTCAGTATCTTGTATGATAGCAATTTGTTTATTGTCGCCATCTTTGTCTAGCTTACCAGTAAGCAAGAGGTTTTGTGATTCAAAGGGTGCGTGAGCCGCACCCCTGTTTGTATTATCGTATTCCATTACCATGTCCCTTCATCGTCTGGGTTGATGTGTTGTACTTTATCCTTTGGCGCTTTGCTTGCTTCACTGCCATCATCATCTTCTGATGGTAGGCCAAGGGCTGATTGCAAGCCGTACCGCTTGGCATATGTAATGCCGCTGCCCATCTTTTGTGGGTCAGTTGGATCTTTGGATCTAATGGGTGTGCGTGATGTACGCTGCTCACCAGATGGCGCATGTATCAGTACGGTACGCACAAATGTCATGCCAGTATCGCCATTGAACTCAAAGTCAATCTCTTGCGTAAAACAGATACCAAACTGTGTGGCTTCATTAGCCGCACTGATGACAGCTTCGAGCGAAGCGTAGCTGCTTTTAAAGTGTGGGTTCTTTGAATCCTTGCTGGCTGATACTGCCAGCTTCTGGAACTCAAGTAATGCTTCAGCCATATTCTTGGCTTGTGGTTTAGTTTCTTTCTTCGTTGTCATGTTATGCCTCCTTGTTTACAACGATGCGGCATGCGCCGCGCTTGTCACGCCGCACTGCCAGCAGATCACAGAACACTTCGCGTTCGTCATCTTTGATTAGTGAGCGTAATTCTTTCTTTGCAGATTCATTAGCCTTAGCCGAATCTACGGTGTTGATGTATTCATGTGCCATTGCGACAAAGTGATTGTCACTACTGGCATCACGTGCTTTGAGGTTGTTGATAGCAACAGATGACCAATCAATCTTCCATGTATCTATGTCATAGCTTGGTTCTGTATCTGTAGTTACACACTGCCAGAACTTTTGACAGCGTTTGATTACTGGCTTGAACCACTTCTCGCTGTAGTCTACAGAACAATACCCAATTTCATTGCCAAAGATTACTGACAGGTATGCTTTGTCAATGTGAGAAAGCGTCATGTACAGTTGTATCTGCGGCATGTAAGCATCGAGCATGTCATTGAGTGACTTCATATTACCTGTATGCTTGCACTCAAGAATGGTCTGCTTGCCTTCATCTGAATGAGCAATGGCATCGATGGTGCCTTTGAATGGCACACCACTGATGACACTTTGCACTTCAACCTGTGTCTGTTCGATGGTGTGGCCTGTATCTTGGCAGAACCAATCGATGTTGAACTGTTCGGTGAATGACCCCAGCTGCACACGAAAGATGTGGCTCAGATCTTCTGGCTCTTTGCGTCCAGTTTTGACCAGCCACAGATTATGCCAGTTGCCTTGCATAATATTGTATAGATCAGATCCACCAATGAATCCTTGTCTGTTCATGTTTGCCTCCAACTCTGGTGATTGAGGGCCTATAGCAACATCACCAGAGTGCTATAGTAGCCATCAGTTGCATTATTGCACACGATTATAATAAATACAAATAGTTATTGTTTGTTTTTTGCACTAAAAATTGTATTCAGCATTTTTAGCCTTTCTAAGTCAGTGGGGAAACCATCTACTTTGACTTCAATTTCTAGTACTTGTTTGCTATTGACATTCTTCTTGATGGTTTTGATTTGCAATTTAATTTTATCAATTTCTTCTTTTAGTTCAGCGATGGTAGTCATAATTATCTCATCCTTAATGATGCAACTGTTTTGTTGACTATGCCTTGCACATCTATGGGTTGATCCATCTTTTCCTTTCTAGTTACAAAATACTTCAAGGAAAAGATTGGGTCTTTGTTTTGTGACAGCCGATAGTCAAGTAGTTGATTAGCATCTTGCTTGAATGATTCAAGCGTGTAGCCAAGATCGAGCAGTTGCTGTGCCAATGTCTCTTGCCGTATGTCCCATCTAAATGAGGATTGGACTTTGCGGCCTCGCCATTTGTCATCAACTAACTGTCTGTAGATATAACAAAGCTGTCTAGCTTCTGGTGTTGTCAAAGAAGTCTGCCTTGTTTTTCAGCTACAATCATTACACGTTGGTTTCTGCCGCTATCACCTTCGCGTTTTTCACCTGTGTAATCAATTAACCCTTTGCGATACAAGGCAGCATATCTGGCTGTGACAGTTGAGTATCTGTCAATGCCATGATGTTTTGCCATATAACGAATTACCTCGTCAGATATGCAGCCGCCGTGGAATGTTGTGATTGCATCCAATACAAGTTTCTCAAGCCGATTAGGCTCAATACTCTCAGCAGCTTCGACACTTGTGCTTGGGGAATCTTTTCTGTATAGTTCGTATGATTCGGTCATAATGCCTCCTATGACTTAGTTGTAAGAAGAAAAACTGTCGGCTGGATTTTACCTCCCAGTAATCCAGCCGACTATTTTTTCTGCCAATGGATTACCTACTTCGATACATATAAAGTTTGGCCCGGTTTTTTGTTTTAGAAGATACAAATCCGATGGCTGATTTTTATGTGTTGTTGTAAGTAATCCGAATCCTCTGCCTGTTGCCA